CTTTGCCCACTTGTGAATAATGTCTGGATATAAAATAGGTGAGATAAGATTGTTTCTATAGCATGCAACCTGCTTGAACGGTCTGGCAGTGATATCAATAATATTAAATGTAGAATAATCTTGCCCACGACCTTTTGCCACATCCACTGTCATAATATAATCGTGGTTTACTTTGGGTTCTACATATACGTTAACATCACCAACAGCCACAGGAGGTTCTGCTTTCATATTCATTAAAGCATCTGCAGAGATCAATGTGTTACCTGTACCAAAGAAGGTATTTCCAAACTCCTGTTGAAACTGTAATTCCGATGTATTGGCAATAGTCTGCTGCTTCCACTTATCGTCTCTTCCAGGTACATCCCACCAGTCTACACGAAACGGCTTGAACTCATTTACTTCCTGCACTGCACCTTCATAGAGCTTATGGAATACATTACCAATACCATTTGCTGTAGATGTCACAATAACTCTAGATGTTTTACCAGATGAAATAACAGGATAAGTTGAAGTATAGAACTGCGCAGCGTTCTCTACAAATGCAAACTCATCCAAGAAGAGTAGGTTTACAGACAAACCACGAATAGAAGATCCGGAGGTTGCAGCTGCAATAATACGTGAGTTATTGGAAAACTCAATTGAACCTTTGTTGAGTGCCTTGGTACCTGGTTGTAAAAAGAATGGGGTGTTCTCTAATGCCAGTGTAATACGTGCTAACATTTCTCTTGCAGTAGCGCCTTTGTTAGCAAGAATCGCAATCGTCTGATCTGGATGAAACAGAGCGTACCAGAGGATATACATACACGAACTAATAGACTTACCAGACTGACGACAAGCTAATACGATGGAGAATCTATTATCATTGAAATGCTCAAACATTTCTTTCTGATAAGGATATAATTTAAAAGGCACTAATCCTTCATCCAGTGAGATGACTTTACCGTATGTTTCGGCAAAGTAAACTGGATCAGTCATACAGCGCTGATATTCTTGAATGTCCTGTTTAGTCCATCCTTGTTGTACGCCATCCCGCTTAACCTGCGGATTGCCGAGGTATGTATCATTCACTCTTAATAAATCTCTTTGCTAATTTATGGAGCGCATAGAACCAGAATCCATTAATGATGGGTTCTACAATCGCATCGATAGCCGCTAGCTCCATTGCTGCACCTGTAATTAACCAGTTGCAGATCGTGGCAATAAAGATATGCCCGATAGTATAAATGATTGCTAATACAATACTTGACTCGCCGATGAGTCTTTTAAGGAGTTTAAATATTCCCTTGGTTAGTTCCGTCATAATCATGTTCAATCACCTCCGTATCTCCACGCAGCATTTTCTGTAACTCTGCTGTGGATCCTACAAATACATTTTGAGTTAAACTTCTTTGATCATCAGACTGACCTTTTGCCTGAGTGACATTAATATCTTGATTGCGCTTATGCATATCAAGTAGTGCATGAGCATTTTCTGCCTGTTGTTTAATCATTCCTGTCAGGACTTCGATGGCACGTGGATGCTCAGATTCTCTTGCTACACTCTGAGCAAGTTCTAATCCCTCTTCTCCAGACATAAGAAGACCACGAAGAGTAGAACGAATAAGATCTAAGTCTTCATCATAACTTGAATGGACACTTTCAGGAATGTCCTTTTTTGGCACTATTTCATTCATAATACTTATTTATAATTTAGATTGATAGTGTTCTGCGAGGCTCAGTACGCCGGTTTTTACGAGTGTTTCAGATTCAGACCCTATATTATTAAGTGCGTTAAATACATCAACCATTTGAGAATCGGTTAATGCGCTCTCATAAAAGCCATAAGCATAGAGAGGTGATTCTAAATCCTCTGCTGCATTAAAATTAGTAGAGTTTACCCCGATAGAGTGTGTATTACCGTCCAAGTCAAAGTCTTGTGTGAATGTAGCAGAAGCAGATGGCAAAACAGTAATCTTAGCAGTTCCCGATACAAGATAGCTTCTTAAATTTGTGCCATCCCAACGGAAAGCTGCACGGTAACGCTGCCCATCTGTTAAGCCAGGTATCATAATTGGAAAGTCACCAGCGGCGACGCCAGAACCTTTATAAACTTTAATGTCGTTATTGTGAGTGTAAAATCTACGAACAGCACCACTGGTCGTGCCATAGCTTGCTAGATAGGGGTAGGTGGCGGAGTTCATTTCCCAATCGTAGAAAGCAGTCCAAGCCGTTGCCGCAGTAGCGGGAGAATAAGAATAATAACTACTGTTTAAAGGTGTATGATAGCTATCTATACCGGAGCCGCTAAAGGTGGGGTCTGTACCGTTGGTCGAAAGTGTCTGAGAGCCTTGAGTAGTGTCACCTTTGTAGATAGATGCGGATGGACTATGTGGTAACTCTGTTAATTCTGTTGTTGTTGTTACAATAAGAGACCGACCGACTAAGCCGCCCCACTTGCGGGTTGGTCTTGTGGCACCAGCTACAGTACCAGTTGTGGGTAGTGCAGCGGTGGGTATTGGTGTAATACGTCCGAGATCAGGGTACAGTGCTGCTCCTGTTGTAAACCTAACATCAGTCAACAATCCATCATGTCTTACGGTGCCGCCCCGATTTGCGCCTAATTCAATATTAGTTCCAGACCCACCAAGGTAACTAGACTGCATGTTACTAAATTCTGTTTGGTTGGACAAGCTAGTGCAATTGCCGTCTACACTAAGAGTCATAGTGTAAGTGCTAGAAACATAACTTAGTGCAACATGATACCAAGTATTTGTTGTAACTGTTTTACTATCAGTTATACTATAGGTGGATGCACCGCCAATAAGGAAAGAAATCTTGCTGTCGTATGTTTGTAATTGCCACGAACCCGAGGCAGACGTGCCAGACCCACCTCTCATAAAACTTCTAAATTGAGATATTGTATCAAATAGCACCCAACACTCTATAGTAAAATCTCCGCTACTTAAATCAACTGTTGTCGGAAGTGTAACGATACCAGTACCACCGGAGGGAAAGTCTAAGTAACCTTTAGCACCGCCGTATAAATCAGGACGAGTAACGCCCGAATCAGTTGTTCCTGCTGTCACGGCTGTCGAAGTAATACCAGTATGAGCCTCGTCAGAAAGGTCTGTAGTTGTTGATCCAGACCCATCCCCATCTGTACCATCCATCCGAAGTTCAACTGTACCGCTTGGTACAATATTAGTAAGATCAGAAGTAGGTGGGGTAAAGCTACTGCTGTATCTTGCTACGCCTTTGGTTACACGAATGTCATCTAGGTAGCCATCAAAATAAGCATTTGGTGTTCCAACAGCCGCCCCTATTCTGAAATTAGTAGGAGTTAAAGTAGCGCTGTCAGTCTTTGTTGTAGCATCCGCAACCCCATTTACATAGGTGGTTATAACACCACTACTTCTAACCCAAGCAATGTGCGACCATTGCCCTGTTGGTACAGCATTAGTCGTTCCAGTTCTACCAGTTGCACCAGAAGCAAGTATTACTTCTGTTCTAAGAGTCCCACTGATATTTGCAAGACCGAAATAGTAGTTCTGATAGGCAATGTTACTAGCACGGCCGTCAATAATAGGCTGATATGACCCGGTGGTGTCAGGATATACCCAAACCTCTACAGTGAAGTCTCCATCGAAAGTAAGTCTTGAGTCTACAGAAACGTCCAGATAGTCACCAGTACCATCAAATTCAATCGAGCCAGTACCAAACTTCTTAACTGCAGTATCTACTTGAGTATTACCATTCACTGTAATTGTATGTGGTGCAGAAGATTTATCCGTAAACGTAGTTGAACCAGAAGTTCCATCACCATCCAGTAACAGAACTACACTATCAAAGTTTGCATCTAAAGTAGTACTATTAAAAATAGACCGACCGACTAAGCCGCCCCACTTGCGGGTTGGTCTTGTGGCACCAGCTACAGTACCAGTTGTGGGTAGTGCAGAGGTAGGTGGAGTGAAGCTACTGGTGTATCTTGCTACGCCTTTGGTGATGCGGAAGTCGTCTAGGTGTCCTGTAAATTGTGCTGTACCACTAGTGTTTCTAATATCATAAGATGCGCCAATAGTTAAATCTTGTCCTGTTAAAGACACAGAATTACTAACAGAAGCAGTAGATGCACCATTAACAAATATTTGATAGTTATTGCCATTTCTAACAAGAGCTACATGATACCATGTATTCGTGCTTAACGCTTGACTAGATGTAATAAAATGACCACTAGTAGGATTATATGCTCTAAAATAGTATTGCCCAGAGATAGCTGCTGATCCCTCTAGCAATATACCAACATTTCCAGTTTGTCTAGTGTCCACTATCGAATTGCCGGCGCCATCAAACCCTGTAAAATAAACCCACGACTCAATAGTAAAGTCACCTGATCCAAATGCAAAATCTGTACTTGTTGGTCCAGTCAGATAGTCGCCAGTACCATCAAATTCAATCGACCCACTACCAAACTTCTTAGTTCCGCCATCTACTTGAGTATCACCATTCACTGTAATTGTGTGTGTTGAAGAAGATTTATCCGTAAACGTAGTTGAGCCAGAAGTTCCATTTCCAT